CAACAACTGTTGAGGTTCTTCTTTGCGTTGGTTCAGACTGTTCTTCTTCAACTCCAAAAGCTCTTGGAAAACTTTCTCGAAGCGTCTTGTCTATCGCAGTAAAATACTCTTGCGAGTTTCTTGCCACGCCACGGTTGTTCAACATTTCGTCTAAACCGTAGGCAAAGCCTGTTAGGGCTTCGTTTCCGGGCGCTCCAAACCAAGGGTTTTTTTGCAACCATGAAACCAGATTTGGATCCATTGGTTGCTGTTGCGGCGCTGTCGCCGTTTGTTGTTGAGGCATCTGCTGTTCAGGTACGCTCGCTGCTGTGTTCATCTGGGGCTGGTAGTTCTGTATATAGGTTCTATCAGCCTGTATCTTTGCTAAGTGTTCTTGCGCTGCAACCATCGCATCCGTATCGCCCTCTTCGTGGGCTTGCTTATACGCTTGCTTTGCTGCTTCTAATTCAGCCTCTGTCCGAGTCTCAACGCTTTGTAACAACGCTTGCTCGCTTCTGCCTACCAATCCTTGCAGGTGATCGTTATGTTGTTTCTGCTGCTGCGCAAATTGAATTGCCTCATCACGCATACGCTGGGCTTCTTCTTTCTCCCTGCGTTGCTGATGGTATTCATATTTAAGACGATTCGTTCTTTTCTTAACGTCATCGTCCATGCTGTCTATTTCTTCGTCAAGTTTAAACGGCTCAGATTGAGGTCTAACTTCCTTCTGATCCTCTACCGGACGATCATCAACATACTCAATTTCAATATCCTCAATAGCTTGAGGATCTAAATCTAATTCAGGTTGAGATTCTATAGGTTCTGGAAATGCTGGTTCAGACACGTTTTATTCCCCTTGGATCTTCGACAACAGCTTCCACCGTGTCATCATTAATAATACGAAACTCTTTGCCATGTATGCTTATCCGTGTTCCGCTATAAGATCGCATGAGAATAAAGTCGCCTTCTTTGCACCAAGGGCCGCTAGGAAAACGTTTCTTATCCTTATAACAGTCTGGCCCAATCTTAAGCACAAACCCAACGATTGTGGCTGTTTCCTCAACCTCGATAGTTTGCCTTGATTTAATGATCCCGCCATCTGTTTTCTCTTCGCTTTCAGGTATACCAATTAAAATATGGTAACCCGATGGTTCTGGAAGTTGTTTTGCCTTTTCTGCATCAGGCTTTGCTTCTTCCGTTTCTTCTACAGTTTCTGCTACTGCATTCATTGTTTACCCTTAACATACCGCTTAAAAGGAAGCGGTTAACCTTCGCACCCTGTGGCGCTAAATTTCAGTAAACATTTTTTGGCTAACTTCCGTGATCTCACGTTTAGCCATTTGTAATCCTTCAATCTGTCCTCTAACGACTTTGTACTGCTCCATAGTCTCTATACTTCCAGCAATCAAGGTTTCCTTTAGGTGACCTTCTGCCTCGTTTAAACGCGACAATATCAAATCTATGAACTGTGGGTCAACAAAATCTGCCATTATCTTACCGGCTTATTAGGATTTGTTATCTGTTCGGCTATCTTTCTTCCAAGCTCTGCGCCAGCTCGTTTCTCTTCTGAGGAAAGTTTTGATTCATCTACCGAATTACGAAGAAGAGAGTCTGCTATCTTAGCGCCTATCTCTACACCCTTAGCTCTTTGTTGTTCACTTAACTCTTGCTCATTAGCCATACGATCTAATGCAGACTCAACTGCATCAGCAGCTACCTCAACGCCTGTTAACTTTTCTTTAGAATCTAACTTGCGTTTTTCAATTTCATCACGCATTTCGGCTTTGCGCATATCCGCATCAATCTTGCGTTGATCGTTAGCAGTACGCTCGGCTTCGTTCTGGGCTTTTGCCATAGCCGCCTGTTCATTAATCTCAAGCTCCTTCTGCTTAAGCTGCAAGATCGGATCGGCTGCTTGCTCTTCTGCTTGCTGTTGCTGAACTTCCATTTGATCTTTCTGAAGCAATTGAGCTGCTGCTTCGGCAACCAGTGATGCCAGCTTTGATTCGACCTCTGGCGGTAGCTCCATATCTTGTGGCGGAAGCTCCATCCCAAGCTCTTGTTGTATCTGCTGCCTGTACTCAAATGCCAAATGTTCGGCAACGTGTGCAGCCATTTGTGCTTGGATCACTTCTTGGTTTGGTGATTGACTCATCATCTCCAAGAGTTTTGGATCTTGCATCATGGACATATGAGTTTGTATGTGGGCCTGATGATCCTGATAAGAGAACGCCTTCATCGGTTCTCCATTAATTACATCCATGTTTTCAGTTACTGGATCTTTTGGTTCCAGATCTTCTTTGTCAGGAACAATGCTTTCAGGATCTCTTATGCCCAGCGCCTCCAGCATCTGTCGGTGCAACACGGGGAGATCGTATAGTTGCGGGGCTTGTTGAGATAACTGGAGGGCTGACTGATACTGCATAATCCTCTGGGACATAGTTGCCGCATTAGGATTAGAGACAGGCATTACGTCAACACGGCCATCGAAGTCTTTTGTAATGTCATCCCGCTCACCATAAGGTTGATAGGGATATTCTGTTGGGCCAAAGTCTTCAACAATCGTGACTAATAGTTTTAGTTCATCTTTCATTGCTGCGTGAAGTCTGGCTTGTATTGCCGACATCACTTTCATGTTTCGTTCAATTAATGCAAGCGTTGTACCTACCGGAGCCTGATTCGACATATCCGCAGCTTTAATATCTGCCATTGATGCGAACCGTCTGGACTCTTCAGTGATTGTATTCAGTAGCTGGTACAGTGTGGCGCTTGGTTCTTTATAAGGAAGGAACGATATATTCTCTTTAATCGTTCCACCGGGGACATCCACATCCCTGAACTCTCCGGGCATGATTGGCGTATCGTCAGCCTTGATCCTCATGCCTCTTGCCTTCAACCCGCCCGGAAGGTTAGACAAGGTTCCTGCATCTACCAACTGCCGTAGTATAGATGTGGCAGATTTTACAAGACCACCAATTAGATGAACCAGCCCCAGACCATAAAAGCCAAGGCCGGGGATATATTCATAATGGACAAAATGATCTCTACGCATTTTATGCGGATCATCTTCATAATAGTTTCGTCTGACGGATAACACTGTAGACGAGCCTTTGTCGATAGTAACAACATACGGAACTGCAATACCTGTCGGTTCTCCATCTTGTTCATCAGGGAAGTCCTCAAGATCTAACTCAACCTGAACTTCCAATAACGTATGAACGCTTTCTCCCGATAGGTATCCGCTACTAATTCCGGTTCCTACCGTTTCTCCTGTGATCTCTCCGTACTTGGTCTTAATCGGATCAACCTCAGAGTCAGGCGAATTTAATTCCACATCACGATACAGGCCGCTCACCTGTAGCTTACGAATCTCATTACTGGTCTTACGCATTAAGTGTGTCATGCGTGTTGTGGTTTTCAGATCGGTTGCCCCGTTATAAACCACCATGTCTTCAGCGGGAACAAACATGGCGCAGGGTCTGCCCATGCTTGGATCATAATAAACTTTCTTGAATGCGCTACCTGCTAGTGGTAGGGAAAACAACAATCGCTCAGTCTCACTACGATACTCAGACATCTCCTCGGTAAGAAGATAGTTCATATAGTTTTGTACACGACCAGCCTGTTGCTGAATCTGTTTAGTGGCTTCACCTATGATCTTAGTTCGGGCTGGGCCGGCGGCAGGGAATATTTCTGAGATTGCCTGTGATTGAAATCGAATGACGGATTCGGCCAGTAGGGGATGGTGTACACCACAAGCTCCCGGCCACGGTTCGGTACGATCCTCGATCTTCAAACCCAGAAGGTCTAAACCTTCCATATAGGTTTCTTCCCATTCTCTTCGGGAAGCCTTGTCATCTTCATACGCAGAGATCAGCTCAGAGCCAATAGCATCAAGCTGAACTTCATCAATGTACTCTGCTAGGTTGGAATCAAAATCTACGGGTAAGTCTTCGGCGCTAGGATCGAAATCAATGATGACCCCACCATCTTCCGTTTCCAATGAAACCGAGTCGGGGTTTTCAATCTCGACTACAAGATCGGGCGCTTCTTCCAAGCGACTTTGAATATCTGCAATCTGTAACGGGTCAAGCGATTTATCTACGGCCATAAATAACCTCGTGTTTTACAGAGTTTAAACGCCTTAGTAATAGTTAGCAATCCTTCTAACATCGTCTGTTTGCTGCTCATCATGGTCAAGTGCAATGAATCCACCTTGCCTGAATCGCAGTAATGCCTGTGTCGATGAGTCCACCAAGTCATCATGGTCACCCACCGGAAAGGCAGCAAACTGTTCAATTACTTCTTCTGCCCATCTCTTCTTCGGTGCCCATACAATTCCTGACGCAAAGAAGTCAGCAATGGCATTGACCCGCGATATTTTATCATTGCCACGCGAAGGGGTGTATTCCGTTACAGGTATCCCCATTGCGCGTAGCTCGTAGATTAATGGTGTTCCAGCAGCCTTGGCTTCCACGATAAACGCATCGGGTTGCCATTCCTTATACATCTCGAAGGCACGCTTCTTTAACTCAGGGAATTCCAGTCTCTCCTGCAAGGCATCAAGCAGGATAATGTTGGGAGCAGACAAGCCCTCATCATTATCCATATAAAAGACTCCCCACGTTGTACAGGCTGAGTAGTCAGCTCGTTCATGTTTCATAAACGCGGTATCCCACGATTGAATAATGAAGTTAACATGAGGGGGAGCGCTCTCTTCCCAGAGCTGCCACCAGTCTCTTTTAATAATTGCCGACTCTTCTGATGTCGGTTGCTGTTGATATTGTGCTTCCCACTTGGATACAGGCAATTCAGCCTTGAGCTTTTCCAGTTCCTCGACGGGCCAGTAGTCGGGCCACAGCGATCTACCTGATGGAAGTATTGCCGGTAATTCGATAACTTCCCATTCATCCATGCCTTCTCTTGTGATAGAATCACGTAGTATCTGGCCGCAAAGATCTTTCTGGCTCCAACGAGTCATCACGATTATAATTGCACCACCGGGTTGTAAGCGCTGGCGAGGGCCAGAACTAAACCACTCGTAGGTACTATCGAAGACTTTGGGATCAGCTTGCTGACCTTGTTGTTCAGAATGGGGATCGTCAATGACGAGTAGATCCGCACCACGACCTGTGACTGCGCCACCTACACCCACGGAGAAATACTCTCCTCCCCCTGATACATCAAAGCGACCAGCCGCTTTAGAGTCGGCGGTGAGGGAAAC